CAAGTTGCTGGTTATCGCAACTACGACTCTTCAGAGTTTGAAGCTGCTGGTCCTCTGTCAAAGGATGACAATAAGCTTGAACAGATTTGGAAGTCAGAGCATTCTCTACAAGAGTTTGTTGATCCAAAGAACTTCAAGGACTATGATACATTGAAGCGTAAGTTGCACGCGGTTCTTGGCTTGAATGAAGCGGCTGCGGCTCGTCGTGAAGTCTTCGAAGATCCTATCGCTCGTGCTGAAGCACCGGTGCAGAGTCAAGCTGCTGCACCAAAGATTGCAGCCGCACAAGATGATGTGCCATGGGCAACAGATGATGAAGACGATGATCTAGCTTATTTCAAGAAGCTGATATCAGACTAAATAGAATACTGGAGCAATGGCAGAGTCTGGCTTATTGCACTCGCCTTGAAAGCGAGAGAACCCGAAAGTCTACCGTGGGTTCGAATCCCACTTCTTCCTCCAGAGTAACTTAGGGGTAGCTTCGGCTACCCCTTTTTTATTGTGATGATGAATCGTCTGGTGTTGGATCGTTTGGTCTACTAGTGAACTTCTCAGCGCCAGCAAAACCAATACCAGCAATCGCGATGTCACGAAACGACTCAAAGATAAACTGTTCAACATGAAGATTGAAGAACGTATTGGAAATACCTAAACCCATCATAAAGAATGTTGATATGAATGCCAAAACACGCTTTGATGATGGATAACCATCGATGTCTTTAAGTAGTTCTGCTATCCATGGAAAAAACTGTGATAGCCATGCGAATAGTTTTATCATAATGATTCCTTATGTTCCTGCGTGATGTTTATTGCCCTGTGCTGGTTCTTCTGCACCAAAATAAGATTCTACTGATTGCCACCAACTACTTGAAGACGAACTTTTGTTGCCCTTAGAACCACCTGGTGGTGTTGGTGAAATAGGCGAAATATCTGGCATCTTACCTGCATAAGAGTCTGATAAGATTTTCTGCTGCTCTTGGTCGAACGTTCCCCAATGGTTCCTAAGTTTAGGTTGTTTCAACTTGATCGCTGCTATATCTATATGCATGTGATCGCGTTCAAATCCTATACCAGTGATACCTTCTTTTAGTGCTGCTTTGAGAACTAGCGTTCTACCCGCATTTGATTGTAGAATAGGATTTCTAGAGTAACCTATGTCTAATGCTGTACCAGAATCGTGTCTTGTGTCAGGTCCTACAGCGCGACGGTGATCGTCTCTCGCGCCTGTAATGATGAACTTGGTGCCGACATCTTTTTCTATTCTTTTGAATGCACCAATGATATCTGGATCAATGCCGTGAAGTGTGACGGGATTAGAAGGATCGGTTTTGAGATTAACTCCCTCAACTTCTTGTGCAGTTAATGGCCTTACTTTTGGTAAAGGCATATTAGGCAAATCAGAACGACTGTTAGGATTTCTTCTTGGACCAGATGCTGGCTTACCTGAAAGACTTATTTTTGTCGTTTCTTCATTTTTAGACACAGACACAGTAGAACCATATTCATCTCCTTCAGTATAGTCTATCTGTTCACCTGCTCCCATAGGAACTGATGTAACGTCTAGTCTTTTAATGTCAGATTCTTTTTGTTGTGAAACTAATGTGGGAGCAGATTTCTTTTGATTCGTTTGCCCAGCGGTGCCTGATATATTCGAAGCAGCTTCTTTTACCTTGCGTTCGTCATCTTTTCTTTCATCTTCAACTGTATAAGGCTTACTCTTATCGCCTTGATCTACATTTGATGTCTGTTCATATTGTGACACATTCGCAGCTTTTGTTTGTCCTCTATCACTCACTCCGATATTAACAATAGACATCAAAATGTCATATACATTGTCCATAACTGTTGATAGTGTAGTCTCTACCGTAACGAACATCTTCTTTAACATTTTGAAAATGTTTTCGCCGAATCCTGCAATCAATACAGATGCAGCAACAACAATGCCAGCAATCATGCCTCCCATGTCACCATCATCATTCTGTTCTTTGGTTACAGCAAGTTCTTCTGGGTTTGTTTCCATTTTTGGCTGCAACTTAACAGCATCTATTTTCTTTGTTATAGAAAATATTCCAACGGCAGACAGAATAGCAACACCCAAATCATGCGTAAGCGCACTAATGCGGTTCTCTTCAGTGAGAACTTTAGTTACGACCTCTACTTCTTCTTTAGGCTTTTTGGATTTAGACCAAAAAGAGTTGATGGTTACATTCGGTATCATTAGCCCATACCGACGCCCATAGCAGGCTCATTTGCATTGAAGAATACTGAGACACGATCTTCATACGATGTTGAAGCAAATGGAGAAGGAATACCGTATTGCTGTGATTGGTTCAACTTAACACCTCTCATAGGCATTGTACTTCTCATTGATCCTGAACTGGATTCCATAGTTTTAGAAGAATAAGGTGGTGAAGATCCCTTTTCAGATTTATCTGGTCGAACATTTCTATCTGTTCCTTCAGCATGTACGATAGAAGATTTCGCTTGTTCGAATGACATACCAGAAGCATCTGGATGCTTTCTAAAGAAGTTCCAGGTGTTCTGTAGTTTGTGATTCTTCTGATTGTGTTCGTATAACCATTTAGCTGCTTTGTCTTGTGTAGTCTTATCAAAAGTATCATTAGGAGAAATGATACCATTGTCCATAATAGTTTGTAGTGTAACACTGTTTATAGAATATGCACCTAATCCACTATCAGCACCATGTGGCAACTTACCTCTAGAGTTAGGTATCAAAACGTTTTTTTGGAAATCGAATACTTCTGATACTTTTAGTTGAGTTAACTTCTTACCTGGGAACTTATCTTGGATTTTACCAAACTTTCCATATCCCAATACAATATCATATGAAGAATCGGCGATTTCTGTCTGTCCACCGCCGCCACCGACTGTATTTTTTTTGTCTCCAGCAGTTGCAGGATTGAATCCTCCAGCAGTTGCAATGTTGCCAGCAGTTACTGGTGTTGTACCTGTGATTAGACCAGCAGCTATTTTTGCTTGGTTCAATGCATCAGAAGCCATATCAGATGCTACATCAACTACTGTCTTTTCGCCAGTGATGATCTGCCAAATCTTTGTTGCAAGATACTCACCTACACTAGCACCGCCAAAGCCTCCGATAAGTCCACCCACCACGCTGCCTACTGCGGCACCAACTAGATTGCCCACACCTGGTATGACAGTACCCAAAGCACCAAAGAGCGCACCACCTGCCGCAGCACCACCAATGGCACCTAACTCTGCTCCAATGAATGCACCTAATGCTCTCACGAAAGCCTTTTCGACTTCATTCCATGATCCTGTACCAATACCAACTTTTAACAAAGCAATCAATGGATCTAAGAACATCAGAAACTTAGCATACTTTGCTATTCCCTGAAGTATTCCTCTAATAGGGACAAGATAGCTGAGTGCCTTTGCCGCTTTACTTGACATTTTCATTGCGCCACGACCGGCACCTTTTGCAAGCATTTTGCCTAATGAGTCCGCTTCTCTGGTAACAACTTCATCTTGTGCCATCGCGATTGGTTTGCCAGACTCATAAGCTTGTTTATCTGAAAACATATTCTTGAAAGATTCGTTGAACTTTTTAGGATCTTTCAATACTACGTTTCTTAGCAATGCTCTTTGTGCAGACTTCAATGATTGTTTTGTGCCTTGCCCAAACTCACCGCGACTTTGCTTATAATATGTGTCAAACATGCTGCGAAGATACTTCTCTTCTGCACCAACTTGTGATATCTTAGTTACACTGCCTTCAAATGGCTGCAACTTTGCTAACAGTGTACTTCCTGTTCTGGAAGCCCATTGAGACAAACCCTCTAAAGATCGTGTCAGAGTTTTAGATGCAACTAGTAATCCAGCAGCTAATCTTTGTGTACCATCCCATGTCCATTTTGCGAACTTGTTATACCAATCAAGTATCGTCGGCATCAAAGCAACGGTTAGAAATGGAAGAATAGAACCGCCAGACTTATCGTTTAGTCCTTTGGCTTTGGCTAGCCATGGATAAGAATCTTTAGTAGAATATTTTAGAGTTTCTTCCTGGCTCGATATCTCTTGCTCTGCTATGCGATCACGTTCTAGTGTGAGGTGATCGCTCAAAACTTTCTTGATGCCGAGCATATGGTTGTCTAGTCGTGACAACTTGTTATCAATAAGCGTAAGTCTAGAAACGATCAACGCCATAGTGTTGCGTTGCATCGCTTGTTCAACATCACGAGGATCTGGCTTTTGATTTCTGCCGAACCAGAATCCTTTTGTCAAAAGAGATTCTTGTTTTGAGATGTTTCGATTTACATCATCAAAGTTTTCTGAAGCAGAGGTGCTAGTTGAGCCAGCATATGTGCCCGATGATGTTTCTTTTTCTACCGATTCTGTGCTATCTGCTTTATCGTCTTTGTTTTTACCAAAGATCGACCTAACTGTCTTCCCAATCTCACCTATCTCTTCAGCACCAATCAACTTGTTAATGATGCCACCGCCTCTTTTAGCAGCGACACCAGCTTCTGCTGCTTCACCTGCAATAGCGCCACCTTCAGCGGCCATGGCGCCACCTTCTGCTGCAATCCCACCAACTTCAGCGGCACCAGCAATCATCTCGCCAGCTTCGATAGCACCTATGATTAGAGGAAGAACCATTCTTACTTGCTTTCTTTACTGACTGTTCTTTTCGGCTTCTATTTCCTCTTTGATCATATTAACGTAGATATCACGCTCAAAGGGTATTAGACTTTCTATTTCATCAATAGTGTAATTATGATATTTTTTCATAGAAAATATCAAAGAATAGTAACCACCCAGATCATTGTGCATCAAACCAAGGTAAAAAAATCATCTAGCGAAGACAGTTCGATTTCTCGTTCTGTTCCCATGCTGTTTGTATATTCGATCTTGTAATATAACTTAGGCATAGTATCAAAGAACTTCTGAATATCGGTAAAGGCAGACACACTTAAAGATTCCACAAATGTCTGTAGTTCTTCTGGCGTTTCATCTTTCGCTGGATAAACGTTCTCGGCATCATAGACGTAATCAATACATGAAGATATCATGAACAATGCAGCATCTTCTTCCGCGATGTCCAGTTCTTCCATTTTGAGAATCATAGTTGCAGTTGGATACTTTAGAACAACGCCGACTTCTTTGTCTACTTTGATCTTGTTCTTGTGTTCTGGTGTATGAACGATTTCGATTTGATCTAGAGGAACTTCGAAGTCATAATGCTTTTGGTCTTCATGATCCATATATCTCAGCTTCACCATGTTGTCCACAGATTTGGCTCTGATTTTGATGAAAAGGTATTCTAGATCAAATGTGGTGAGGTTATCCACATCGACAGATGAACCGTCAGATAACACCACACAGTTGTTGATGATCTGCTTAAGCGCGTTGACGATTTCTTTCTTTGTTCCGCCTGCTTGTGCCATGAGAAGAATCTTCTCTTCTTTGACAAGAAACGGGCGAAACTTGGCATTCTTGTTTGTTGAAGGAATAGTCACATCAAACAAAGGCACTTTGAGTTTTGGTAAAGCCATAATAATCTCCTTGTATTATGATAGATAAAAGTCAGTGTAACTTATAGTCATGTCTACTTTGACGTATTGATCTGTTGCACTCCACGATAAATCGATAGGTGACATTGATCTAAGAAAACATTTATTGAAGTTGTATGTAATCAACTCCTTGGCACCAGCAGTATAAACAATAACTTTTGTTGTAAAAACAATATCATCTTTATACGCAACTTCATAAGGAGATGCTGTATTTGAGAATAATCCGCTGCCACGACTTACATTCAGATCGGTGTTGGCCATAGAATATGATTTATTAAATGCTGCTGTCCCTGAAAGTGTGTTAACAAGATCAACGATACCTATTGGCCGACTTTCTGGAGCAATGATAGTCACACGTAATGGCTGAAATACTGGTCGATAAGGAACATCTTCTAATGGACCATATCCATAACGTCTGATCTTTTCGGTGTCTAGAGAAACATCTGGAAGTTCAACTCTTTCTGCCAAGAACTTATACACCTCATTGTCTAATTTAGAACCAGTAAAAACGACTCTATATAAAGTCGATCTTAAAGTTCCTCCTGCGCCAGATAGCTCTGTTTTGAACCTTTCGATAGAAAACTCTTGAGGATCTACAGGCGGTGGCGCGCGGCGGGCAGTTACCACAATATCCGGACCTACGGGCGAGTCTGGACCTGTTGGTGTATTAGTAGGTGGATTAGATGCCATTATCTTGAACCTCTATTGATAATCTGCTTAGAATCTTTCCAGACTTGATCTTTGCTTGCTTTCGCGAAGTTCTCAACAGGTAGAAACAATGCGATGTCCCATTCTGCTGGAACAATATAGATAAACTTCGATCTTAGATGACCTGTTAGATACTGCTTGATGCAAGGCTTGATGTACTTATTCGTAGCCGCAGCATTCAATATGTTATAACTGATATTCAACTTAGCGTTATCACTCAGATTTGCATCATTAACATACGGATAGAGCATGTCCATCAACTTCGCTCTCAGAACTGGTGGTAGATAGTGTAGATTGATGCCGATGAAGCCGTCTGGAGTCTTCTTCAGAGGGAAAATCAATGGGAACATATCGTAGTAGGGCAAAGTCTTTTTGTACTTTGGATCGTATTGGAACATGTACATACGACCAACCTGAATCTGATTGGTGATTGCAGTCTTGTTCGCTAGTAGTCGCGTCTCGGTAATACTGGAAAGCTTCTTGGCGGTGTTTCGAAACCAGTTACGTGCCTCTGTTGTTCGCCCAGGAACTTGCCCCTGTCGAATGCCTTGTGCTAATGTCTGATCGAATAAACCTATTGCGATGTCGAATATCCTAAAACTATAAATAATAATGTAGATCGCGGTGCCCGCCAAGAAACCCATCTACTCTAACGCTTACAAGGAGCATCAGCTATGTCTATTTATACATCTGATATGGAATGTCGAATATGTTTTCGAGATTTCAAGTCTACTTTATCTCTAGCTAGACACATATCACAAAAACACAATATACCATCAGAGACATATTATCTTACTTACATCGGCGACAACAAATGTGCGCTCTGTTCGTCTGCTACCAAGTTCAAACGACTAGGAGTTGGATTTTCATCCACATGTGGACACAAATGCGGCGCAAAGTTTTTTAGAGAAAATCTAAAAAATGATGATATACGCTATGATAAGTTTATCGATAAAGTCAAAACAAATCAAACTAAAATATGGAAAGAACGTTATGCGGACGGCAGTATTGTCGAACTAAAAGAAAAGATGAGAGAAAGCAATACTGCCTCTCATCTTTCTCCGCAAGAACGAAAAGAGCAATACAGTAGATACTACACCTGTGATGAAGAAACTATCGCTAGACTAAATAAAACAGGCGCAGAACAATGTATTAATAATATAACAACAGGAAAAGCTGGATACGTATCCATGTCAAAAGGTAAGTTCACTCCCAAAAATCCAAGTAAGTATATGGGAGATCCCACAAACATAATATACAGAAGTTCTTGGGAACTACACTTCTTTATGTATTGTGACAAGCATCCAGAGATATCAGGATGGGCATCAGAAGAAATGACAATACCTTATGTCTCTCCTATAGACGGTAGATATCACCGATACTTTCCAGACGTACTAATAAAGAAAAAAGACGGCAAAGTCATATTGGTTGAAATCAAACCATATACGCAAACACAGGAACCAAAAAGACCTAAAACACAAACAAAGCGATACATTGAAGAAGTAAAGACGTATGTTGTTAACCAAGCCAAATGGAAAGCAGCGAAAGAACACGCGGATGACAAAGGATGGGAGTTTGTTGTGATGACGGAAAGAGAACTTTACTCAAAATAGAGAAGATGAACTTGCCTTTCATTTTTTCTCTATAAATAGTTTGTGCATCGTATTTATAGGGAACGAAATGGCCGATACATCAAACTATCAATCATTTGCAAACATTACGGCAGTTCCACAAGGTCTTGTTCCAAGTGCAGGCAATGGCATCAGCCCAGGCGGTGTTCCTAGTACAACTCAGTATTCGATGGCGGCTGCTGGTGTTGTTATGAATAGTGTCAGCAATATATCTTCTCCTATTTCAGATGCGGCTTTATCTGGAAGTGCTACATTCAACCCATCTACAAACCCATTAGATACGGGCGACAATAGCAACTCTAATCCTGCACAAAAAACAGCAACTACACAACAAGCTACTTCTGGTGCTTATGCGATTTCTTATCCTGGAGATTTGCCAAAATATTATATGACACTTGGCGTCTATGATTATGTTCGACAAAAACCTTTAGAATCTACATTGGTAACTCCAAAGTACACTATTGCTTTGCCTCTTCCTGATGGTGAAGGACTAACAGACAATACAAGTACACAGTGGAATGATAGTTCTTTGGGTCATTGGGGTAATGCTCTAGAAAACTCAAACGCAATACAAAGTGTTTTAAGGAACTTTCTTGGCAACAAAAACGCTTCTGCGCCAGATAATGACTCAGCAAAAACCATGATATCCGATTTAGGAGGTGATGCTCTATTATACATCGCAGATAGTTTTGCTAAAAATGCTTCTGCTGAAATGGCTGGCACAATAGAATCTGCAACTGGTTTGGCACCAAACCCAGCACTTGCTATGACGTTCAAGCAAGTTGATTTCAGAAAGTTTCAGTTTTCTTGGCTACTGTCTGCTAGAAATAATGCAGAAACAGATATTATCAAAAATATTGTTGTTGCCCTAAAACAAGCACAGTTGCCAAACTTTACTAAAGGGTCAAGTCTGATCTTTCAGTATCCAAATATCGTTCAGCCTGCCTTTTTTCCTAAAAATGCACAGAACTATATGACAGACTTCAAGCCTTGTGTTATCACTGCGGTTAATGTTAGATATTCGCCTGCCTCCAAATCACCTTCATTTTATAGCACTACAGGAGCACCTGTGTTTGTGGAGTTGTCTATCGCATTAGAAGAAATGCAGATCAGATTGCCAGGCGATTACCAGCTGGTAAACCAGTCTAACACAAGTCCAGTAACAGCTAAAGCAAGTCAAGGTGCGCAGACAGGGCTTGAAATACTAGGCATATCAGCAAGAGGCATTACGCCACCAACATCGGGCAATAAAAACACAAAACCAACAGATCCTGGTGCATCTGACGCGCAACAGCCAGGAATGACTTCTGCACATCAAGCGGCAGAGGCTGCCCGCGCCAAAGGACAGAGTGGTTATGAACCTGTACATGGTGGTTAAATGACAAAAATGAAAACGATTAATAAAATAACAAGCAAACGCATTTTAAGAGCCAAACATGACACAATACTTTAAGAAGTTTCCCGTAATCAACTACAATGGTAGCCCAGCTATCAACTTGATGTCGCGTGTCAACATGTCCAAGCTAGCCTTAGACAACCTACAGTCATATTATGATTATACCATTCCAGACAACACAAGACCAGACAATCTATCTTATGATTACTATGGCGATCCAGATTATGTATGGCTAATCTCTTTAGCAAATCAGATCACAGATCCATATTATGACTTTCCTCTCACTGATACAAACTTAAATCAGTTTATCATTCAAAAATATGGTTCGGTCAGCTTCGCGCAAAGTTACATTCAATACTTCCAGACAAACTGGGCAACAGATAGTTCTATCATATCACCCACAGAGTTTAACTTGTTGTCGACAAGTTTTCAGAAATACTGGTCACCAAACTTAGATTATAACAACAACATCTACGAGTATGTGCGCAAACAAGAAGATTGGATTGTATCAACAAACATGATCCAACAGCTTCAGGTTTCTTATTCAAATGAAATAACCACAGAAGGTGGATTGGTCATTGACACAGAGAGTGGATATGACATGACAGGACCAGAAGGCGTTAACACTATTTCATTCAACGTGGGTGAGACTGTTCAGCAGAATGGTTACACAATAGGTACCGTTGTATATGCCAATACTTCAGAGATGACAATCCAACACATCTCTGGTCAAGTAGTGGGCAACACTTCTATCTATGGTGCAACAACTGGACCAATCACAGGGTTCTACTCAAACGCATCTGCAACTGTTTCTTCAGTTACAACAGTTGCAACAAATATTCCAACAAATGAATGGTATTATTGGACACCAGTAACCGCATATGATGTTGAGACTTCGAAGAACACATCAAACAAGAGCATCAATCTTCTAGACAATAGATATGCAATCCAAGCAACACAACAACTTAAAGACCTATTGCTGACATAATGACACAACAATATACAAAACCAGATTCGGTACAAATCAATAAAGTCATGCTCTCATCGGTGAGTGGGAGCAAGCAGTCTATTGATATTACACAGTATGTTGTTTCTATTGACATCTATGAAGATATGATGTTTCCATGTATGCGCGCTGATATTCTATTCATCGATTCGGTGGACATCATTACATCTTATCCGATCATTGGTGAAGAACTCATTGAAGTATCATTTCAAAACCCTGGAGTTGATACAATATTCGACCACACCTTTCAAGTTGTAAGACAAGGTGGTCATATGTTCAATCAGACAGGTACTTCAAGAACGTATGCTGTTCATTGTATTAGCCCAGAGTTTGTCACAAACACTTCACAATATATTAGTGAAAAGCAAACGGGCACGATTGATTCTATTATCGATAATATTCTGAAGAAACATCTGAATACCAAAAAGAAGTTCACCACAGAGCCTACTAAGGGTTCTCAGACAAATCTAATCAGCCGACTAAGGCCATTCCAAGCGATTGACTTTCACAGAAAGCGTGCAGTCTCACAGCAGTACGCTTCGTCTTCATATTGTTTTTTTGAAAATCAAGATGGGTTCAATCTACTGTCCATGGAATATTGCTTAGATCGTGGTCAAAACAACATTAGAGCATCGTTCATCTATGACAAGACACAGACCACAGATTCGTTAAAGAACAACTATCGCAGTCTTCTGGATATTCAGCAAGTGACATTGGTAGACAATACCAAGAAGCACACTCAAGGTTCATTGAATAACACAGTTCGCAGGTTTGATTTACTTACAGGTAAAGTGCAGACAACAAACTATGTAAATATTCAGCAACAAAACAAGTTCAAATTTGCTTCCAAAAAGCCTATTGCATTGAACACTTCTACATATGAACAGAAGTATGGTAACACGGCTGCGACCACATTACTTGTACCACATAGCAGTGAATATGCAGAAAACTATATTGATACATCAATAGGTCCAAAGCATTCATTTGTTACCAAAATGGGGCAGAATATATATCAGATGTATATCAATGGTGATGTGACAATCAGAGCAGGTGATGTTATTACGGTGAATGTGCCAAATACAACTGGCGATACTTCACCAACATCAGACAATAGATTATATGCAGGCAACTATCTTGTAAAGAGCCTTAGACATATTATTTTGAATACACCATTATCTGGCCAATCGTATACCATGTCAATGGAACTTGTGAAGGGGTTTTACGAAGATTATGCATAATGACCACAACTAGAATGGGCGAGAATGGAATGCGTTGGTGGCATGGCGTCGTTGAAGATATCAACGATCCAAAGCAACTTGGGCGCGTTCGTGTTCGTATTACCAATGAGCATGATGATCCCAAGATCAAAACAGCAGACTTGCTTTGGGCTACTCCTATTCAGTCTCCCACTTCAGCCGCGAATGCTGGTGTCGGTCAAGCACCTGTTGGTATGGTCAATGGTACACACGTATTTGGTTTTCATTTAGACGGCAATGAAAAGCAGCTTCCGATGATCTGGGGCACATATGCTAAACTACCAGACGGCACACAAGCGACAAATGACGTGCCTGGTCTTGCTCGTGGTATCAACACACTTAACATACATAAGTTTGGCACAGAACCAGGCTCAGCATATGCAGCAAAGTATCCGTACAATCAAGTGACAGTCACACGATCTGGTCATGTTATAGAATATGACGATACTCCTGGTCACGAAAGAATCCGCGTATTTCATAAATCAGGCACATACACTGAAATAAATAGTGCAGGACAAAGTGTTTCCAAGATTGTTGATGATGGATGGGAAATCATAGTCAAGAATAAACATGTTTTTGTTGGAGGCGACACTACAGTTATTGTAACTGGAAACTGCAACATGATTGCTAATAGTATTACAATGACATCTGCAACAGACATTTCAATGTATGCTCCAGGTGGATTGCATGTTCTAGGTTCTGGTATAACTACAAGCGGCGCCATTGTTTCTGATTTATACCCATCAGGAACATTCACAACACCGACAGGCGATAACGTATATTTTGATAGTGGTATTATTACAGGAATAGATTAATCATGGCATCAACTCCACCAGTAACTACATCAAATCTTACGGATTCGATAACAGCACTAAATGCTGCTGCTCCTTTGGCTATTAATATTCCTCCATTTAGTCAAAGCGAAATTGACTTGATTAATGCATCTGTGAAGACTTCTTTACAGATTGCCAAGATCAATAGTGACATTCAAGACATCGATGTTAATATTGAACATATCAACAAACTCACTGCACAGATTCAATATACAACGAATTGTGATAACTTACAGAAGATTGTAAAGCGTAATCTGGCAGGCATTGAATCAAAAGCTAAAAAAGCAATACAACATGAACTGGATCTTGTAAAGCAATATCTTCCCATTTCTAGTTTACCTTCACCTAATCCTGTATCTATTGTTAACTGGTTGGGAAAATTGATATTTGGTACAATATCACCACAACTTGAAGCACAGATCAAGTATACACTTGCTATTGGCAAACTTGGATTTGCAGTAGAGAAACTAGTAGTTGCCGTTGAGGCGGCAGCGCCTAGACTTGAAGCATGTGCTATTCAGACTTTACAGCAACTACAGAACGAGATTCTAAATCTAGAAAATCAAGCAATATCTGCCGCAACTAAACCAATCAATACAGTTATAAATAACATTGATACGGCGGTATCTCAGTTGCAAAATGCTGCTATTAGCACAGTTACAGGTGCTTTAGGCAATAATAATATTGTGACAAATACACTTGTCAGTCAAATCAATGCAGTATCAAAAGCAGTTGATATTACAACAGGTACTGCTGCATTAAGTGTTGTTAATGGCATACAATCAACAGTTTCATCTGCCGCTGCTCCTGCTCTACAAAGAGTAAGCCAGATGCAACAACAAGTCACAACATTATTAGGATCATCTGGCTCAAATGGATATCCTATATACGACACTTCAAACACTGCGAACTTCTTAACTAGCGCGATTGCTATTGGAAACACACACGCAGAGTTTTTGCAAAATTACGTATCAAACGTGACAATAACATCTTCTCCATTTACTGGCACCGTGACTTCTGGCAATAATCAGATTATACACTATGATGTAAACACGGCCGTATCAATCGGTCAAGTGTTGGTTGCAGCCGATGGATCTATTCCAGCAAATACAACAGCAGTGTCTATAAGTAATACGCCTGGTTCATTCTCTGCAACTATCAGTACATCACAGTCCTCTGTCTTAACGATGTCGCCTATAGATAGTAATGTTGTGATTGGTTTGGCATTGACATCAACTGATCCCGCATTTGCTAATGGTTGTACAGTTACGAACGTATATAACAATCTAGTTACTGTTTCTGCTCCTTATTTAGGAACAACACCAAACACGATTACTTTAAACTATATTGTAAATGCTATTATTATGTCTAATAATGCTACATCATCAAATACAAGTGCAAGTATTACATTCAATCAAATACCAATTCCCGTAGCAGGAACATAATATGGCACAGTCATCGTTTAACCAAGACAAGTTCACACCGACTACCAAGCAATCACTTCTCTTTAGTGACATGTTTGATAGCTTTCTGGTACATCCAGAGTTGCACGATCTTGTGTTAAGAAAAAACGAAGACTCTGTAAAACAATCTGTGATGAACATCATCTTGACTAACAAATATGAAAGACCGTTCAATCAACACTTTGGTTCGAACATTCAGAACTTTCTATTTGAGCCAATGACATCATTTACCCAGAATAACATTCAAACAGAAATCATGAATGCTATTAACAACTTCGAACCTAGAGCGCAACAAGTCAGTGTCGATGTTACACCAGATGAAGAGAACAATGCGTATAACATTAGCGTCTCATTTTACATGATAAATAGTTCAGCACCCGTTTATCTTTCGACCATATTATACAGAGTACGCTAATGGCAAATACCAATATCACGTTGACATCTCTGGACTTTGCGGACTACAAGAATAGTCTCAAAACTTTTCTACAGTCTCAGTCTCAGTTCCAAGATTATAACTTTGATGGTTCAAATCTCAGCGCAATCTTAGACCTATTGTCATACAACACATATATGAATGCGTTCTATATGAACATGGTCGCATCTGAAATGTTTCTGGACACAGCACAGCAACGCGACTCGGTCGTTCTTCGTGCAAAAGAACTCAACTACGTACCACGTTCTTTCAGATCATCATATGCTCTGGTTGATCTAGTTGTTGCAAATGTTAATCCATCTATTGTTTTGCTAACTATTCCATCAGGCACATCGTTTACTGGCAGAGCAGGCACAAACAACTACACATTCTCGACTAATCAAACAATCGTAGTGCAAGCCAATACAGATGGCAATTTCTATGCATCAAACGTTGCGATCTATGAAGGCACTTCGGTAACAGATACATTTACTGTACAGCCTGCATCCAATACAGATGTTCAACAGTTCACACTATCAAACCCAACTATTGATACCACATCACTATCTGTTGTGAGTATTGAGAATGGTGGTGCTAATGTTATTCCATATATACTTTCAACGACATTGCTTGATTTGACAACGAACTCAAATGTTTACTTTCTACAAGGTGCAGACAATAGTCAATATCAAATCATCTTTGGAGACAATGTTGTTGGGCGCAGACCAGCAGACCAAGCGATTGTTGCGGCCACATATCTCGTCACAAATGGTCAGTTACCAAATGGCATTGCATCATTTACTCCAAACGGCACACTAGGCAGTTCATCGAATATCACGGTGAACACAGTATCGCCAGCACAAGGCGGTGACATTGGCGAAGACATCAACTCGATTCGTTTCAATGCTCCACGCTACTTTGCAACACAAGATCGCGCAGTTACGACATCTGATTATGAAACTCTTCTCACTGTAACTTATCCAGAGATTCAAGCAATCTCAGTATATGGTGGAGAGACAACATCACCACCACAATACGGCAAAGTGTTCATCTCATTGAAGCTATATAACTTTGATAATATTCCACAAGATAAAGTCACAGAATATTCACAGTTCCTTGCAACTCGTGCGCCATTGACTATTGTTCCTGTGTTCGTTGAACCAGACTACACGTATGCTTCTGTTGCTACCACTGTCAAGTACAATATCAATCAGACAACACTACAGCCAGCAGATATCTCTACATTCGTTACATCTGCTATTCAGACTTACAATCTACAGTACCTTGACAACTTTGCATCAACTCTACTATATTCGCGTCTGGTAGAAGCAATCGATTCTGCACATCCAAGCATCATTTCAAATCAGACAGAATATTCTGTTATGAAGAAACTATTGCCAACATCTGCAACACAGAACTATACATTAACGTATAACATGCCATTCAACACTGAAGGTCAATCAGGAACTACTGTAACCACCACACAGTATATTGTTGATGGTGTTTATTATACCATTGAAGACACAGGCGCTTCATTTAATACCATTACACAAACATACACAGGCAATCTGATCGTATCTGGTCAGCCATCGAATGTTGTTGGTACTGTTGACTTCACTAACGGTGTCATTACACTAACCAACTTCTTTGTTGACTCATATGTAGGTGATGCTATTCGTTTCTATTGTCAGTTGCCAGAAAATGTCAAAGATGTTTCAACATCACAGAATGTTATCTTTGAGATTCCAAATGACGAAATCATTGTCAACGTCCAAATCGTAAGGCAGTAAGTTGAGCCAAGTCGAACAAACTATATCGAATCTGATTCCTAGTCAGTTCCCTTCATTCTATAATGAACAGGGACCTAATCTGATTGCATTCATTCAAGCATATTATGAATGGATGGAACAGTCATATGATGTGGTACAACTAACTGTCATTGATTCGACCACACAGTTTGCTAATAACGAAGTTGTATACCAATCAGACTCAACAAGTAATATCATATCATCTGGCACAGTTGTGAGTATATCAGGTTCCACTATCACTGTCAAGAACATTTCTGGTACTTTTTTATCTAATACACAAATATATGGTGCAGCGTCAGGTGCTGTTGGTTCTGTAGCTGTCGCTGGTGCGCCTGTGCTGCTTGGTAATCCTATCTATATGGCTAGACAGCTAATGTCTTATGCTGACGTGGACACCACTCTGGATGACTTCCTGGTGTATTTTACCGACACATATCTAAGTGGCATCCAGTACACATCACTGGCAGACAAAAGACTTACCGTAAAGAAAGTCCTTGATCTATACAGAGCAAAGGGTAACATTCGCGGGCTAAAGCTTTTGTTCAATCTGGTGTTTGGTGAAGATATCACTGTTTATCTACCAGGAGAAGATATTTTCACAACATCTTCTGGCACATGGATTGTTCCACAGTATCTAGAAGTCACTGCATCACCACGTAACGCAAGCTTTGTTGGCAAGACTGTAACTGGTGTTTCGTCTGGTGCAACTGCATTCGTTGATCATATTGTCAAACGCAAGATCGGCGCACAGCTAATCAATCTATTTTATATCACAAATGTTTCTGAAAAGAACTTTCAGACTGGTGAACTACTCAGTTATGATAACGATCTAACCAACGTTCCTTTTGTCCTTGGTTCACTCAGCGAACTTATCGTGCAAGAAGGCGGATATGGTTTCAATGTTGGTGATATTGTTCCACTTAATGGCCAGTTCGGGGCACAGGGCACAGGTCGTGTTACTGGTATTTCAGACGTAACTGGTATCGTTAGTTTCATAAGAAATAATGGTGGCTGGGGATATGCAAATAATGCAAATATTTTAATATCAAACACTGTCATTGGTCTGTCGAACGTTCACACAACACTACCTACAAGTCAGGCGCCATTTGAAAAGTTTTCTAACGTAACTTTTGTTAATCCATCAAATCTGTCTGCAAATCTATATGCAAACTCTTTTGCTTATGGTGCAAATGCTGCTGTTGCTGTTTATGGTGTTACTGGATCATTTACAACAGGCGAGAAAGTTACTACATCAGATGACATTACAGCGAATGTAATCACATATTCATCAAATACTCTTGTTGTTACTGGATTATCAAATAGCTATTTTGGTACTGGTGTTACAGTAACAGGTCAAACATCTGGCGCCACTGCTACAGTAAACAACTTCACCACAGAGATTGGTGTTATTGGATTGACTGGCGCGCTCACAAACGCATACACATATGTTGTAGCGAACTATCCACGATACTTGACAGTTACAAGCAACACTGCTGCATTTGTTCCTGGTGAACTAATCTATCAAAGTAATGGTAGCGCGAACGTTGCCACAGGTATTCTATTAGCAGCAAACTCCTCGCAGTTGACATTGAACGTATCAAACGGTGCGTTCGTCACTACGTATCAAGTAGAAGGCAATGTGTCTAGCGCAAATGCTGTTATTTCTGCTGTCTCTGCTGCACAGAACGTTTCGGCCAATATCATCAGCATTTCAACTGGCACTTATGCGAACATGGTGTTGGGAGTAATCAACTCATCTGAAACGATCTTTGATTACGCTGATATGATTGATGGATATAATAGTAACGGTCAGTTATATCTTTCATTATCATTAAATGCTATTAGTTATGGATTCCCTAAGTTTCCATCGGCAAACTTGACTGTTGGTTATTTAAATGATATTCTATCGTTCAGCGTTCTACAAGTTGGCGAGATTGAATCTATTTTACAGACAAATCCTGGTGAAAACTATAATCATTCACCATATGTCGAAATCTATCAGCCATATGTGGCGGCACTCAACAAACAAGATTATGTAATCACTATTGCAAACCCTAACGGTTCTTTTCTCTTAAATGAAGAAGTCACGCAGAATGTTGCAACAAATAATGCCATAACTGTAAATCTCACCACAAAGCCTTCATTTACTGCTGGTGAGTCTGTATATCAAGTAAACAGTACACCTGCTGGCACATATCTTGCAAATAGCGTTAGTTCTATTCTGTTGGCCAATACAGGTGCACCAAACTTTACTTCTACCTTTGCTGCGAATAACTATATTCTAATCGGCGGTAAAGACTTACGATTTGTCACTAGTGTTATCAACTCAACGGCATTACAACTAGCATCAGCACCAAGCACCGAGAATGTCGCATCTTCTGTGTCTATTCTATCTTCTATTGGTGTGGTATCGAATATTCCACAAGCGAATATTCTTTATGTCTCTAGCCCTATTAATACCGCCAACGTTTCGAATACAACAACATTTGTGGCTTCACAGAATGTTTTCGGATTAACGTCACTCGCAACATCAAATGTAAGTTCAGTCGGTCTTACATCATATGGCACAGCGATTGGTAAAGTTCTATCTGTAAATAATAATGTGATGAGTGTTCGTCGTTGGTCTGTCAATCAAGATTTTAGTGTAACTGGAAACAATATTGTTGGTGTACAGAGTGGTACTTCCGCAAATGTTGTTTATGTCGCCGCAAACACAATATCAAGCTATGCAGGCGATAATGCAAATGTAACGGCAAACGTTGTTACAGAAACAGGTACTGTCACATCACTTGCCGTTCAAACATCTGGTATTGGTTATGTCAACGCTGAAACTGTTACATTCTCTTCAAATGATGGAACAAGAACTGGTACAGCTATTGTCAATCTAGGCAAACAAGGTGTTGGCGTTGGGTTCTACACATCGACAAAGGGCTTTTTGTCTGCTGATAAGTATCTACAAGACGGTGAATATTATCAGACATTTTCTTATGAGATTAAATCATCACTCGACTCAAGTCATTATGAACAAATGGTAGAAGATGTTGTTCACATGGCAGGAACTAAGTTGTTTGGTGCTGTTGTGAAATCAAGTACAATATCCAAGCAAGTGGAAATATCTAACGCTAACACTGGTCCGACTACACATTAGGATTAATAATGGGAACTACTACTCAACTACTCACAAACAAATATAGACTTCAGAATGCTCAGGCGTTTGTTAACTCTGTGTCTTCTGGATATTATGTATTTGCGGGTCAAGCTGGCACATGGACAAATGGTGTTCCTACACTATACGATAATCCAAACACGACCGAGTTTACTGCATACAACACAATGCTGTTTGGTAAAGCATTGAACTCCTCAGATGCTTCATTGATGATTAGTGGTGTTGCATGGGGCCATGGCTCAGTTTATGCAATGTATGATGACCAGAATACAAATCTTATTAATGAAAACTTTTATGTATACACATCAATAGGCACACCAGCGACTTATTATTATGTCTGGAAGTGTCTATACAACAATAACGGTGCAGCATCTACAGCACAGCCACTATACAGCGATACGATTGCTGGTGATCCATATTATGAAACATCTGATGGATATCAGTGGAAATATATGTACAAGTTCCCCGCTTCGTTGTATAATACTTTTGCTACTGGCGGATATATTCCAGTTTTACCTGATGCCAACGTAACAAGCAATGCAGTTTCTGGTGCAATCGACGTTATTGTTCCTGTTGATGGAAATAATAATATCACAGCAACAACTGGCTCTGGATA